CGACAATGAGTACAAGAATTTTAACCAATATGCATATAAGAATATACGTAAACGGCAAGTCAATCCTAAGTTTGTTAAACGGGATTGGGTTTTGATTATCAGCCAAGTTAGCACCCTTCAACGCACTATAGTTCTTGGACACCGCCCTTCTTGCAACTTGGGTCTTTGGTATATAGTTCTTCACACTATATACGTTGTTCCAATACAAATCTCTGAAACAACTCTCTGGTGTAGCCGAACCAAAGTTATACATTTTTTCTATCTCGCTTCCGTTTACATCAATGGTTGGTACTAACTTGTCTTCACTGAAGATTGGGTTCATTGGTACAAGATACTTTGCCGTATGTCTTGAAAACCCCTCATCCCCAGTTTCATTCTTGCTTATGCGGAATCTTACTTGGGTTCTCGTTGGTACACCCTTATTTGGGTTGTCTGTTGGTACAATATTTCCATATTCATCAGTCCCGACATAGTCCAAATTCATGGGAATTTGATAGCACCACACGCCATCATTGTCAATTAACTGATTGCCTTGGATTTGATACTCCTCAACTAGTCCGTCAACTGTTTTACGTATCATCTCGATTGTGCCGCTTCCGCCAATCAGTTGGTTGTTCATACCATTGTTCACTTCTGGAGCGCATCTATGACCAATTGAATTGGCATCATTGTCTGAAACAATCGAACCCATAAACACGCAAGTCGGTTCAAACTTGTATTGAATTTGAATGTCCCTTCTAGTGATGGCTGCAACACCATTTTCAACGTCACCCCAGAACGGGTAGACATAAACACTAGCGTTTTGCGAAAAAATCTGTGTTAGATTGTCAAGGTTCGTACTCTCCTTGAACTGGTTAGGTGAGTCAAACAATGTTGGCGCATAACCCTTATATTGAAAATCCCTAGGGCGCTGCGAAAGCACTCCGATGTCGGAAAGGTCGATGTCAACGTGAAGTTCGACATTCCCAGTGGGTACCCCGAAAATCATGTAGTCACCAGCGTTGTTTGTCACAGTAGTGTATTTCCAATATTTGTCATATATCTCTACTTGTACGTCATCGTCCAACATTAGCCTCTTGTTAGGGAATGTACCTACGACCCTGTAGCAGTCGTCGTCTGAATAATCAGGAAGCAAATTATAACGCCTACCATCTCTATCCTTTGAAACCACTTCTGAATAAGGGTATATATTTTCTATCTCTACCGTGTCACTACCATCGCGCTCAATGAACACAGAAACCTTTGCATTTGGGATGCCAAACGCATCATTTGCCAAAACTCTGCCAACTATTACGCCGTAGTTTGATGAATGTATCCTATATGCATCACTCTGGCCAAGTTTAAGCGACAAGACCTCTAGGAAATCAAAGTCTTGCTTCATGTTAACGTCCAATACCGTATCGGACGATATGTTCGTATGTATTCTGTAACTCTTGTCCATTTATCTCTTAAGTCTCCTTGTAATAAAATCTGGTATTGATACTTGCATCTCCTTTCCCATTAGCACTTGGCAAAAAATCACACATAACACTAGTGGGAAAATGAATATTGACAAGCATGCAACAATTAGAACCATGATAAATCTGCCAATGTAACGAGAAATCACTTCAAGCAAACCCTCTTCTTGAGTTTCCCCATACTTCTCTTCTATCTCTATCTTCTTTTTACAATTACAAGCCATAACAATACATTCACTTCATATCTTATTAATCATCTGCGTCACACCGTCTTGCACCTAACTTGTATGTCAACGTTTGGGCTTTTTATCTCAAACATCGAATTATAGTCAGCAATTAAAACTTTGTCGACCGCATTTAAGTCTATTTGTTCAGATTGTGCCCCATCCTCGGTTGAAAACGGCTCCGAAACAGTCGTGTCACAGACCGTACCCTCTATAAATGGCGGCAAAGGACACTTGTCGGGACTGTAACTTCCATTCCAAATCTTGTAGACCCTTAAACTAATGAGGCTGACGACCCCGTCCAACAACGTAATTTCCTTTTCAAGGTCACCAACGAATATGTCCTCACCCATCTCGTGTTTACTTACATCGAAATATGCCTTAACACTGTCAATGATGGTATTGATGACGTTTGCAACGTTATAGTTCTTGTCTATGAAAACGTCAATGCCTAACCCTATGTTATAAATCTTACCGCTTCTTATCTCAATGTAGTCATTTATCTGTTTGTAGTTCGACATGTATTCGATGACGTTCTCAACTAATGTCTGAGGTAATGCAGAGTCAAGCTGGCCCAATGCATTAAGGCCCAAGAAGTTCATCTCAACCTTATTGTTGGTCTCGATGACGGCACTTCTAAACGGGGCACCATACTTAGGCGGCATCTGCATCAACTTGATTTGGTAATCCTTGACGGTAACCGCCCTGTTTTGGGAAGAAGTGTTATATTTCATTAACATCTTTATCTCATCGGTCGATGGTTCGTCTTTACCTGCAACAGCAGTTGAAATGTTGGTCACTTCTAACGAGGTTAACACTCGACCACGAGTGCGCCCGTCGGTATTGTCTGTGTTGCCACCCCAGTCAACATTGGCAAGACTTATCTTGTTAATCGCCCCAGGACCTAGGTTCGTTGAGACACCACCACCAATCCTATAAAGCACATACATTGTCCAACCTTCCTTGGGGAGCACACCAAGCATGTTGTTATTAATGTGCTTTGATGCCATATAATCTCCATAAGTAGTCTGTCCAGACGGAACGGTGTCGTAATTGTTTCCAGAGCCGAAAATGATTTTAACATATCCGTTGTCAGTATATTCCGTAATGAATTTCTGTGTCAAAGGCTTCCATTTCCCACGATAATATCTAGTGGTCCTAGATATTTTGTCGTTATCTTTTGTCAATGTTTCCGTGTAGTCCACATAGGCATGTGGGTTCCACATGTCAGATATAATGTTCGTGCCATTTTCGTTCTTTACCTCCATGCCGAACTTGTATTGGTCGGCAAGTGAGTCACATTCAAAAAACCTGTAGGTCATTACAGCCTCTTCAGAAAGCCTATATTGTTCCGCATCTATATAGTATTCATAAATCTCTGGATTTCTGCTAAAATCACTTGTTTCCTTAAAAATAACTGATTCAATATTCATCACATTGGACTCTGGCAATACTATCTCCATAAACGGTTCCAAATCACTAGCGTAAATTACCTTTTTATAAATCTTTGTGATTCCGTTAACCGCTATGCTTGTCTTCGAAACGGTATAGCCAGTGATATTTCCATTGCCATCCCTAGATGGCACTATCTTTCTATTTGAGAAACCATCCGAGTTAAACTGCTCCGCAAAATTGATGTCCTCGGTAAGCATGAAATTATGCTCGCCAGCAGAGACGACACTAGTACTCTGTAATATCGGCGCATATTTCCAATCAGGAACCCCTATATACGTTGAGTCGACAGGCAAGACACAACTAACCTCTATCTCACACATAGACGCCTTCCTACTAGGTATCTTCAAACCGTTCGCCCTTGCTTGGTTTAAGACGCTACTCCTCAACGTTGCGCTATCAATGTTGGTCTCTTGAAACATCCTATCAGTATGATATGCCAAGTTGTCGCCAACGGCAGAAACGAGGTCAATAAACCATGCCCCAACGCTAGAGTCATTAAAATCATCCGCTAGTTCTGGATAATATTCTTTTGAAAACTTAACAAGTTCTTCCTTCACGGAATTGAAATCCCTCGAAATATAATTTATCTTTTTTTGTGACATTAGCCTATTTTGATATTAAATTGTTAGTCCACCTTGATTAATCGTAGCCGTTATATCTGAACAACGATACTGTCATTGGTTACCATATTACCCTCAGTTACCGAATAGTCTAGCCTAACGAACACTTCTGATTCATCATCGTCATTTTTCACCACTTGCACATCCCTTATTGATACATTCGGCGTCCATCTCCTAACTGCGTCGCTGACTTCGTTCTTAACCGCCTCCCAAGTAACGCCCTCGTTTGGGTCGAATATGAACTTGATTAAATCTGTACCAAACTGGGGTAATCTAATGCGCTGGTTCTTTGGCGTGAAGACAATGTGCATCAGTTGGCTACGAACTTTCTCACTTACGCTTGAATTGGCGTCAACATAGAATTTCTGATAACCCTCTGAGGTAAACGGGTATTTTATACCAAAGTATTGCTGTTTAGCCATCGTTGTTAATGTTCTTGTCGGTTTATTTAAGTCGTGTATATAATTATTTAAAAAATAGGTTTTTATCTCGAAAAACAAACAAAAAAAAAGCGAGAAGATTCTTCTTCTCGCATGTCAATATTTAAATAGCGTCATTCGACGACGAATGTCCGCCATATCCATTTTAATCAAGGCATTTGAAATTTGCAAAATCCTTTTACAGTATGCGGCTTAACATCCTCCACCACTATAGATTTCGCTCGAACTGCCACAGCTGCCTCCGATATTTCCGCCTCCTATATTGTTTCCACATCCATAGCCGACTTCGTCATAACCGCAAGATGTCGGGGTACTAGACCTCCTCCTTGGGGAGGGGCGATTACCGCCTCCACAGCCATAGTCGACTTCGTCATAGCCGCAATGTGTTGGCCCTTCCTTAATAAACTTCATTTTATTGCGGTTATTTCTCATGGCAACTTCCCTAACTATTGAAGTGGTCAATGCGTCAATCTTTGACTTTACAATCTCGGTCAGTTCTTCCTCAGATAATATAAACTTCTTTTTCATAAGTAATAATTTTAGACAAATATATAATAAATATTTTTAGATAATGGTTTTTAAAAAGGCAAATCATATCCAATAAGGATGCAGACTACCATCTTCATAGATGACGCCAAAACTATATTTCTTCGCAAACAAAGCCCTTGTAGACGCCTTAAACATATCTGAAAGACTTGCATGAAGCCTTTTATTAACCAAGAAGCAAACTCGCTTCAGAACGAATTTCCCATTAAACGAGGGAATCCAAGGAGTGATGTCAAACTCACTTTTACAACCGTGTGCGAAAGGTGACCTAAGTTTAATGTCAAACGTCTCTTCGAATGATACATACATATCGTCCCTATCAAACAACTCAGAAAGTTTAATCTCCTTAAATCCCATGTCGTTATAATGTTTGATGCATTTGCATATATCCTCTTTGGTACAAAGATACGGCCTTACCATATTAATATTCATGGTGATTTTTTCCTTATGGGGTAATTCGGCATAGAATTTCTGTCTATCATAAAGTGATTTATGGCCCCTTATCTCGTCTGCAATAGTTTCATCATAATGTTGTGGCGAAATAGCAATACCATCACAAGCCTCTATGATTTCAAACAGTTCCTCTTTATGGCAGAACGCAGAGTACGGTAACGACGTGATGATATACACTTTTAGTTCTGTATTGTTTTTAATGAGCCTAACCAATTCTAATAACTCACTCATATAGACCATCGGCTCCCCACCACTTATGCCAACAGAATCAACCTCATTCTTATGGTCGCATATCCGTTGGAAAATAGCCATTACATCTGGTTTCGTATTTTTCCCATGCAGCCCTTTGTTCAGCGCATCAACACAGAAAGGGCATTTGTTTGGACATTTCTTTGTAAAATGTACTTGCAACTCATTATGTATTTGGTCACAAGTATTGACGTTATATTTTATCATTTCTGTTCCATTTGTAGAATCCGTACATGCAATTAACAGTCCAAAAGAGAAATTGTGCTACCATAAGCCAATTATTAGCAAATGACCACATTACAATACTTCCAACGTCTATAATAAACCAATAATACCAGCTTTCCCTATATCTAAGAATCATTAGTATTTGTGCTATAAAGGCTGGAACAGTCGTAATTGCATCCATAAACGGCTGCGTGTCATCCGTCATTCTTAAGAATATGTACAGAAACACAATCCCGAAAACGCATGCCATACCAATACAAACATTATGGACGGAACTCAGTTGTCTTGTATTGACTTCCTTTGATTCACTGTTATAATGCCTAAACCAATGGAACAGCCCATACAACATCGTTATGAAATAAAAAACGTTCTCACCTATCTCGGCATAGAACCTCTCCCCAAAACAAATTACTATGTAAGTGAACAACTGTACAAATCCGAAGAAATAGAAACCCATTTTCCTCTGACTGCACAATACGACAGAGATAACGCCACTTAAACCGCTTATGAGCGACAAAAACGAATCTTGGGTTACCATGTATGCAACTATCTGCAAAAACACGCCTAACCCAAGAAAACCGTATCTATTGATATAAGTCATTTATATATTCCTTGACTCGTTCAAAGTTCTGCAAAAAATCACCGTCAAGTATTTCGACCTTATCCCAAAGTCCAAACTCTTTGAGCAGAGTTACCAATTTTGAGAAGTTTTCAATCCTTTCGTCAATGGACGATTGTTTCATATACCTACTACCATCATCCACGAATTTGTTCTTTGGGGGGAGTAGGAAAATCTTATCCCATTTCACACGTCCCTCCAACGACTTTGCAACAGGAAGTACCTTTCCCTCATATTCCTCTCTTGTTATCGGGACATTCTTGTCTTCCGTATAAGCAAGCGCATACATCAATGTGACAAGGTTATCAGTGTCCGAAATAAAGACGCCGTTGTCATTATTGAACACCCTTTTACGCATATCAAGACTCTGCCCAACAAGGAAGTCCACAAAATCATCTGCCGTCAAGTCTGTGTCAACCTTGCCTTTATTGAGCAAACTCTCACGCCCATATTCCTCGGAATAATCAATTCCAAAATATGTTGAGATGTCTCGCACAAGGGTGGTCTTACCCTCGGAAGCCGTACCAGTAACAAGTATATTGTGACAAAGATTGTTGCGATACTCTTTGACAATATACTTCCAATACTTCAGAGGGTTCTCTCGGATTTGGGTTCCAGATACTTGGACGACCTTGTCAATCAATGTGACTTCAGCCCTTAGTATGTTGCGTTTCTCAAGCATCTCCTTGTAGTAAGGCTCTGCCACATACCACATGATTCTATCATCAAAGGACAATGAGTCATAAAGTATTTCAGCAACCTTTTTTTGCCACACAACCCAATTCCCTTCACACATGGACTCGTCTATTCCGAGTTCAGTGTCATTGATGGATAGGACTGAAATGATTTCATCATTGGCGAAAATCTTTCGGACAATGGCGGTACGCTCCTTTAAAGTCATATTGATGTTTCCAGCGCGTTCCTCATTGTCATATCCACAGACGATGACAAACACCTTGTCATTCTCTTTCTTTGCCCTCATGATAGCATCAAGATGTCCTCTGTGCATTGGGCAATACCCACCAAAACAAATACCAATCTTCATTACATTTGGTCCGTTAGAACATATATTTAAGGCTAACGAAAAAGTTTGTAGGGGAATCTACCATATACCTAGCCTTGTTCGTGTTTGTCAAGACAGCAGTCTGAATATTATCCCTATTGGTTATGTTGTTGAGGTGTCCGCTCAGAACATATTTGCCCAAAGCAACTCTCCCATACAAATCAATCTGCCAAGAATCAGGTACCCTATGTTCATTGTTTGAATCAATATACATATGGCTACGATACCTATAACTTGCGCCAATCGTAACATTGCTTCCCCTATATTCCACATCTTGAACAAATGTGCAGTTCGGTGTTAGCACATGACTTTTAGTTCCATATGTCTCGGTCTTCAACTTATTGTTGGAGAATGAGGAATTGTTAACCAAATGAAGTTTCTTGACCACCTCGAAATCAGCATAGAACTCAAGTCCAATCCTATGGCTGTTATCGGCCTTCTCGTGTAGTGGAAGTCCATTTAGGCCCAAAGCACCCGTCAAAGCTCGCTCGTTTTCAAAAAACATTCCATACAAGTTGATGTTCATGTTAAGCCTTTTATTGACAAAGTTCCAACCAAGTTCAATGTCACTTGAAATCTCTGCCTCGGTCGTCGTAAGACCTTTATCTTGCTCGTACCATTCGTTACCGCCAAACATATCGCTCCTAGTCGGTTCTCTATGCGAAATGGCATATTTGGCATAAAATTCACTGTGTTTGCCAAGTTGGTAGGACAACTCTGCGCCAACGTTAAGGAAATCCCATTTTGTATCCTCGTTAAACCTAACTTGCGGGTTCATTAAGTCGCGATACCAAAAGTTAACGTGGCGATATTGCGCGTTAGCCGAGGCAGTAAACATACCAAATGTATACTTTGCATTTACAAAGGCGTCATAACTCATTTTGTGGCCCCTATTGGCATAATACTCCTCTTTCGGAATGTTCATGGCCTTTCCAATATTCCTATCGTCAAGATAATGCTCACGTTCAAATTTGTAAACGTTGGTTCCAAATGTTATATTACCTTTCCCAAGATAATATCGTGCAGCAGCATTGCCGCCATACATATGATGTATAAGGCCATAGTTATACAACATATCAGTCTTTGTCGTGTCGTCATCACAAATTTTACGGAGATAGTTGTCGAGGTCAAAACGATACTCACCATCAAGCATGTTCCAATATATTGACGATGTAAACAATACCTTGTTGCCAAACCAAGAAGTATAACGCAACTTGTTCACAGTCTGAAAGAAATTGTCATCCTCCAATTTGCTACAACCATTGTCTTTTCTATTCAATGCTAACTCGGCAAGCGTAGAGCCGATATACCCTTGACCATTGCGATGGTAACCGTTAATAGAAAGAAAATCTATAAAACTCTTGTCATTAATGAAATAACCCATCTTGAATCCGAGTGACTTTGAGTTATTTGAACTGTGTTCCCTATATCCATCTGTTTGAGACAAAGTTCCCCTTACGTGTACTGCCATGTCGCCGACTCTTCCTGTATTCAAGACCATCGAAGACTTAAAAGACGCAAAACTGCCGCCGCCAATTTCGGCGTAGGAAACCTTGTCTTTCAACAAGTCAACCGACTCGATGTTTATACTGCCGCCATAACTAGACGTTCCATGATTATATGTACTAGTCCCCCTTCCTACACTAATCGAACTAGCATCAGCCATAATGTCAGGACTATTGGCGAAATAACAACCAAAATCCTCAGCCTCATTCCAAGGCATTCCATCAAGGGTCACATTTATTCGAGTCTGGTCAAGGCCGCGAATGCGAAAATATCCATAACCAAAACTAGTGCCGTTGTCGCTGAACGCAAATATCGACGGCATCTTTGAGAAAACCCAAGAAGGCTCTTGACCATAATTTCCGTCAATGATAGACTTCGTGTCGAGCGTCGAGCCAAGCGTGGTGCTTTGGCGATAGAACGAAGTAACGGTAAACTCATCAAGTTCCCTCGTGATTACTGTGTCGTTGGTGTTGGCCTCCGCATACGCTGCGATGGAAAATAATGCACACAAACAAAAAATAATTGTCTTTCTCATAATATAAAATTAATTTGTTACTTGATGCAAATATATGGAAAAAAATAAAGGTGGCAAAACCACCAACCTATATTTAACAATGTTTAACCTTCATATTTCCGAACAGACCTCTCATTTATATGCTTTACAAGACATTGCTCATGACCTCCAAAATTGTTCAGTAAAACGTCATAACATACGTCACTCTCGTCAAAAAACGTGCCATGCTTGTCTATTATCTTAATCGTGCCGACATATTCATCACCGTCAAACGTGACAATGACCTTGTCACCATAATTGTACTTCGGAAAACCTATCATAAAACCAATAATTTTAAATCTTTCATATAACTCAGCCAAAGAAACCACACTGCAAATATATGGAAAAAAAACTAAACAATAAAGCAATCAGCCTTAAATTAACTTTTTTTAAAACAAAAAAAATCTATATTTATTATAGATAAGCGCATTAACTATGAAAGTGAACATAACAAACGAACAATACAAAAATCTTATAATGCTTGAGGCTGAAAACATGGCGTATAACCGTAAGAACGCCACTGAAGGCAACCTCAAGTCCATTTGGGCAGCAATTGACAGAAAACAAAAAATTTTGCAAGATGAGGTATTTGGGGAACTTAGCGAAAAAATCTACGACATTACACTAGAAAAGGCCAAATCAATGGGAAAACAGTTCATGGAAGTTCCTAGAAACGTATGTAATGCTGGTAATGACAAACTCCCTTCTAGTGTCCTTATTGTCAATATGTCATCTTCATTGATGTGCCCTTCATATTATTTGGGGTTATGCACAATTACAAACGGTGCTTGTTATGCACAAAGAGCCGAAAATCAATACTCTTCAAAAGATAAAGATGGCGTTCTTTCCAATAGGTGGAAAACTGACCTCATGCACACACAGATGCTACAGCAGTACCAACATGGTAATAAGAAACCAATGAAAGACTATTTTAACCTAATAGAGACCTACATACAGTTAGGTAATGCGTATTCCGAAAATTTATATAGAAAAGAATACGCCAAGATGAAAAACAAATTAGGTAGGGATTTAACAAATGAAGAAAAGGAATTCTTAAGGATTCAACAATCTGAAAATAAGATAACAGACGTAAGATTAAACGAAACTGGTGATTTCCATTGTCAGCTAGCCGTAAATCTTTGGGCTAAATTTGCTGATAAAATCAAAAAGAAATACGGAATTAACACGCATGCGTATACCGCAAGGAACTTGGATTTCTCGCAAGTTTCTGATAAAATGGCAATAAACCCTTCACACGAGGGAATCAATTTAGGTGAAACCGAACCAAGGATGTTTAAAGCCGTTGGTGATAAATTCTACGATAGTCTTGAAGGCGGAGACATTGTCAAAAACAGACAACCAGTATTAGGTATGGTTAATGGGAAATATTTCTATAAATGCCCTTGTAGTAGAGGTGAAACACATTGTGACCAATGTGGCGTATGTTTCGCCAAAAATGAAACAGGAAAGCCATACACAATATACGTAAAATATCATGGTCTCGTCGCGGCAAACGGATTTAAAAATCTTTTCAAAAAAGATGAAGTCGAAAGCGTCATTGAAAAACTTTATAAAAACGGATGGATTACTGAAGAAGAATACGCTTCTTACAATTCACCTAGAAACCAAAATTTTCTAACCAATCTGTCCGCAAAAATTGACAAACAACGAAATCCAAAAAAACAAACGAAAAAGGCTAAGAGAACTTAGCCTTTCTTTTTAGTCTATAATGTCGTTACATCTGTATTTCATCGCCTCATCAATCCTTTTCACGTAATCCCTAAAGTTACTTGTTATGGATTCTTGCTGCCCATAAATCAAATTGTACATGTTCATAACCTCTTGAGGGGTATGTTTTGGGTCAAAATTTGTTCCATAATCATTATAGTTAGACCTATTATCCCAACTGTAAAACTTGAAATTACCATTACCATCTTGCACAAAATATATATTATAATTCTCCCCTTCGCAAAATATCTTGTCACCGTCACCAACGTATGTTGGTAAAGCAATGCCATTTGGGTTTATCACGACACGCTTGTGTCTGTAATCATATGGATACGATTTCCCATTCAATTCATATGTCAAAATGCCGAGATATGAATTCATACTAGTGATAGCATCGACATTAGTTGGTAACATTTCAACAGAGTTTTCCATATCAAATGCGTTATACTTACCATCCATTTTTTCTAGTTTGATAAACTCATCTTGGCCTCTATGAATCTTAGTTATCTTCTTAATCCCCCTACACAATATTTTAAGTGAACTCAAATCAAACAAAGCCATTTCCTCGGTATTAGAAACTTTACACGCAAAAATGAATGGGTATTTAGACAAAACCCTAAGGAACGCATTCAACTCTGGAAAATAGAACTTATTTTCCATATAATCATATACTCGTGAAGTGAAACCGTCAGTTTCTTGAACGATTATTTTATTGTTTGCAGCCTTCGTAGATACAATGTTCTTAAACGTGGCAGTTACTCTACCCTCACTACCACTAATGACATCAATCATTTTAGGAGCATTATCAGTGCCCGTTATTCCATATATAATGTCATTGACTTTGTCAATCGTCCCATAATCATCATACCATCTTCCAACTTGCTGACCATCAGAAATCTTGAAAAATCCAATTCCATGGCCTTTTTTAAATGAATATAAATAAGAAGTGGCCCCGACATACTTATCAAACAAATCTTCAAACAATGGTTCGGTAGAACCTCGTTTAATGATGTTAAACTGTTTTTGATAACGGCCATAATCATTTGCTTTGGTAATTGAAACCAAGAAATCTCCGTTACCTAACTTAGATTCCAAATCATATTGCGAGGAAGTGTCTTCGCTATCGTAATAGTCATCGTCATACACCCTATAACTACGGAACTCCCCTTCGACCAACCCGTTTTCATCGATTGTGTAATATTTTCCATTTTTTGGCACATCCTTCCCAACAATCAATTGGCATTCATTTGGCGCAATTGCGAATAAACTATGATATTCACCTCCGACCGCTTCAACAAAAATCATCCCATACTCATCAGCATCGGCCTTAGTGCAGTATTCATTTATGAAAATGTCTTCACATTGGGATGTTTCTAACTCGTCAAAAGTCACTTCCCCATTATCTGTTGCAAGACAATATCTCCCCTTTCCATTAAAGCCGAAAATACTTGCCTCATCTTGAAGCAATAAATATTTATCAAACTCAAACGCTTCCCACCTATACCATCCACCATTAATCACCTTCATGGCAACAACAACACTATCTTCCCCCTTGCCATACTTTTGCCTAAGAATACATATGCCATTGATGTCATCATTAAGAATGACTACACCTTCATTAAGATGCGGATTTGCTATCGCATCAAAAGATATTGGGTCCCTGTAATCCTCATCGCTGAAAAGAAAGAAATCCGTATCAGCATTGGGTTCTGTGAATTCATAGTCTTCATCATAATCTATACACAAATGCAAATCTTCGTTAATTCTGTAAGAACAACCCCATCTTTGCTCGTCATATCTTTCCATCCTAGCCTCTAAATTAGTGATATTGTCTGTGTCATATCCCTCATCAGAATAAAACTCCTTTGCACTCTCTGGCATATTTATCTCATACAAGTCAACAGGCTCATCCTCTTTATCCATAAACTGATTTGTCTCAAAATGGAATTGATAACGAGTAAAAGGATAATCTTTACCAAGTCTGCTTTCACCTTCCGACATATCGAAATTAACGTAATACTTGCCACCATATTCGTTTAGATAACGGTTAAAAAAATCCCTACCACTTCTAAAACTACCACGACCGCCAGCAGTACACCAATTCATGTTCTCACCAAGTTTACACTCGGCTTCATATGTGTTAGGGACGGCAATCACCCAATTGTCTTTATTGAAAACAACGTCAAAGTCATTTGCCAATTCTGAAGGAACTTCTTCTGTCCACCCTCTGTTAGTCAATATCGTTCTCGGCTTGGTGCTTTTTGTTAAAACCGTATCTTCTTCAGGCACAAACCGCCTCAATCCTTCTTCAACAGAAGGGCAATTTTTAATCTGTACGTCATCATGTTCCTTATAGTGTTGGAATAACTTGGCAATTCTGCCATTCTTCAGATTCTTGACAATGGTGTTCTTTTCGTCACCCCAATGACTTAAAAGCCATTGCGAAAAACTCTTTTTCTTTGTTGGGTCAATTTCAATAACACTGTCTATAATATCACTTGGTATGTTCTGAAATTTATAATGCAACACCTCGACTGGGTCCTTCCCCTCTTCAATCAGCCTATCATATTCAATACTTTCTATAATAAAGTTCAACAACTTTGACATATTCTAGTTTTTATGATAAATATAAAAAAAGGTTGAAATATTCTTCTCAACCTTCATTTTCCAAACCACTTCCATACCATCGTGCCACAATCGTAAATTCTAAAAAAACCTCTTTCACTCATAATGTCATGCTCTGACTTTGACTCATCGAAACCTTCCTTGACCAACAAAGATTTCCTAAACCTAAACCTATTCAGCCTCTCCATGTTGTGGACATAGAAATAATTAGGCTTGGAATCATGCGTGTGCTCAAATCCTAATACACCATAAAGAAATGTATTTCTCTCCGTGAGTCGCCAATGACTTCTCGATAAATTCTTCTTTCGTCATAACGCAAATATATAAAAAACATTTGAAAAATCAAAGAAATTTCAAATGTTTTCAGTGACCTATCTCGCATACAACCCTAACGGTTTATTCTTCAACACTTTTATCAATTGGTCATTCATTGTTGCTTGTTTCTCCATTAAATTCCAAGGCGTCATCCTGTCCAAACGCTCCTTCAAATCACCAAGAACAGCCTCTTTCTCAGACTTGCCCTGTTCAAGAAGCATTTGATAGTCAAGATTCATCTCAGCTTGCGGGATTTTAACGACTCCGCTGTACGTACCTCGTATGACACCCAAGAGAATCTTGGCTTCCGCCACAAGCAATCTTCTTATTATCTGCTGCGTTGGGTTATTCATAAGTTCATACCTCATTTTCTCCAACGGAACTTGGTCTGGTGTAATGATAATGTCATCTTTGTTTTCTATCCTACATTGTTCAATATCATCCTCAGAACCATTAGAAACGTCATAATAGGTATACCATACATAGCAATTTGCGTAACGGTTCCAGCCCCATGTATCATCTGCGGCAATACCTCCAACCATATTTGGGGAACCAGGAACGGAAAGTAAATGTACAAGATGTGTACCGTCTGGCCCAGCCGTAACCTTATATGCCAAGTCGCCCCTCAACAATGAGTTCTTGAACTTAAGGTCAACGGACATAAGCGCCGTATCATAAGCCGAGCCGACATAGAAGCCAGTTATGCCCATACCGTTGCCCATATTGCCATATTGACCAAATCCTCCTCCTATACCAGTATCCAATGTACCTAGGTTTCCGTACAATGCTGCTTTGGTTGTTGACGGTGTGACATACATTACTTTATTTATTTCTCGCCCTGCTGGCACCACATACACTTGTTTTCCTCTTTCAACTTTGAAGAAGTCTTTTTTGAGTTCATAGTTGCCCCTTTGTTGAAGGCCTACTTCTCGGCTGAACCATTGTGAGTAGGTTTGCGACCATTGGAAGGAGCGTATTGTCATTGCGTATGCCAACTCGCTAGGATTTTGGAAGAATATGGTCTTTTGGTTCTGCATATTGAGCCATTGTGTCTCGATGACCCAGTTCTGTACGTATGAGGAATAGTCTCCGATTGCAATTTCTAAAAGGTCGCATAATTGCTCATCTTCTAATTGCACCGCTCTAATCCCACTACCCATCGTTGTCCTTACGAGTTTGAACAAATGTTTTACATCTTCACTTAATATCATGGTTCAATATTTCTTTTAATAACTTATTCTCGTCTCTATAAATATTAGAACCATCTATATTTTGGTACTCTGTGAGATACAATAGTTTCAGTCCATTTTCGGAATTCTTTTGGTTTATCTCTCTCAACCATTAGTTTGTGTTCTTGACAAACTCTTCCGTTTTCATTTTTTCTAATTTTCTTGCCACTCAAAAAAAAAACCTAAGAAACGAATCTTAGGTTTAAGGTATTTGTATCATGCTTGTAGTTTGGCCAAAGCATATTTTGCAAGGTTCTTGGCCGCATTCATGTCTCTGTCGTGTTCCTTTCCGCAATTTGGGCATGTCCATTTCCTAACGCTTAGGTCTATTGTCGGTAGTTTATACCCACAAGATGAACACAGTTTTGTGGATGCAAACCTATTTGGTGCTTTCACGAAGTGTTTCCCACTTTTTTGGCAGTCATAGGCGATTTGTTCAATTGTCTCGCCGATTGCGAATTTGGAGAACTTTCGCGCCATTGCTTTCCTGAACTTTCTATTTTTTGGCATTTTCTTCCCTTCGTTTTCGTTGGTTTTGTCCCTAATCATCATGTCTCTTATGTTTAGGGTTTCCACGCACACGGCATTGACGTTGTCATCATTGACAAGTGCGCTAGCGAAGTTTCCGATATAATTATGTTTGATATTATATATCTTTGTTTGCAGTTTGTTTATTTCTTTGGCATATTTGTGATAGCCTTTAGAATATTCTTTATGGTATCCATTTAACGCATGTCTGTTAACTTGGATTTTTCGGTTCATCTCCTTGATAGTCATTGTTATCGGTTCAGACGTGTTCCTATGCAATGTAACACTGCATCTTGTCTGCGCTTTCTGTAATTTCCTTATCTTCTCCTCCAATGCGCATACATCATCAATGATATTGGGATTAACTTTTCTTCCGCTCCCTTCATCGCTTGCATTTGTGATGGTTGCAAATGTCTTCAAGCCAAAATCAATGCCTATAGTCGCCGCGTCGGAGACACTGCCCTTTGCTTCTGGGTAAGACCCTTCCTCTTCAATTGTCAGTGAGATGTAGTATTTCCCATCATTGTCCTTAGATATGGTTGTTTGCTTAACTAACCCCTTGAACCTTTTGTGCAATACGCATTTGCACCATCCTATTTTTCTGAAACTTGGGGTTTTTATAAGCCCTTTTGACCAGTCAATTACGTTCTTTCCGTCAAGAAGTGACGAGGTGTTAGTCAGTGTTACCGAGTTTACGTCACCCTTTTTCTTCTTTTTGGGTTTCCCAACCTTTCTAACGCCAACCTCGTTTTTCTTGTTTTTAAGATAGTTAAAATAGTCATCCCAAGCCTTTCCCAAAGAAGTGACCACGTTTTTATATATGGTACTATGGTACTCCTTGAGCCATGAATAATCCTTTGGCGACGGTTCGTTATTCTCGTCCAAACAATTTTTCCCCTCCTCAATGATAGAATGGATATTGTATATCTCTGTATTTGGATTGGAACCACGCAAAAGATTGTATGGAATCAAATCTTTTTTTTCCTCCGATGTTTCATTATACTTTTTAATCTCTTGGTTCTTTTCATATAACGAAAGAAATTTTTCTAAAACCTTGTTATAGAAAAACCTACTAGCCCCAAACATACCATCAATGTATGAAATTTGTTCATCAGAAGGATAGAACCGATATTTAACACCATAGACGATGGTGTCTTGTTTTTTTTTTTCTCGTTTTTTCACGTTTTTTTTCCATTTAGCCGTTGTAGACACCTATATTTTCAAGGTGTCGAACACCATTTATAAAAAAGAGCGTTGTTGTAGACACCTATATTCTCAAGGTGAGAGACACCCCGCTTGCTTGAAACGTGGCGAGTGGTACAGTTGTAGACACCTATATTTTCAAGGTGTCAAACACCACGAAACAATATGGAGGTACACACGAGAGCGTTGTAGACACCTATATTTTCAAGGTGTCGAACACCAAATTGCTAAACATAAATGAATTATAAATGTTGTAGACACCTATATTTTCAAGGTGTCGAACACCAATTTTTCAAAAATAGATGTCTCACAATTTGTTGTAGACACCTATATTTTCAAGGTGTCGAACACCAGTTACAAAATAGGCACATAGAGTTAGATGTTGTAGACACCTATATTTTCAAGGTGTCGAACACCCTTGTGGTAGAAGTATGTATTACACTAACTGTTGTAGACACCTATATTTTCAAGGTGTCGAACACCAGCATGACAATATGTATTTCATTTGCCTTGGTTGTAGACACCTATATTTTCAAGGTGTCGAACACCACAGTCTACGTAATTCCTTGTTTGTCAACACCTTAAGTTATAGGTTTCATCCCAAAAATCGCTATTTGGGCGGTATGAACGAATCTTGTTCATTCATTTTTTCTGCCGTATGCCTAGTGTACGAATGTAACATAAGTATAATATATGTATAACATTGTATTCCTAGTGTGACAGACATAACATCCCCCTCTACACTAGAGGTAGGTGGAGTTTATTTTTCCACGAAGCAAAGATATAGAAAAAAACCGAGACTACCAAACGCAATCTCAGTTTTTTAACAATCTTTAACAACTTATTTCTTCCTTAATCAACGTATTTGCAATATCCACATAATCTTGGTTCATTTCGATACCGATAAAACGTCTGTTAAGTTTTATTGCAGCCAATGCTGTTGTCCCACTGCCCATAAATGGGTCTAATACTACGTCCCCTTCGTTTGTCCAAGACAATCCTCCGTTTTCGGTTTTGTCATTTACGTTCCAAATGAGAACTCCACCATCTTTCAATACCGTATATAAAATTCTATGAAAATCTATGAACCTCATACATCTTATTTCTTGTTTCAACCTATCACTACTTTTTAGGTGGTTAAACCACGTTCATCCATAGTTGGATAGTCCACAAGCGTAAATTCGGTAGTACGGCTACCTATTATTCTCTCACCTTCCAAAAGGATATTCATTGCAGCATTCAAATCCCTATCGTGATGCTCACCGCATACTGGACAAGTCCATTCTCTGTCATTCAACGTTAATTCCTTATTAATATAGCCACACTTATGACAAGTCTTTGAACTTGGATAAAACCTACCAACAAATACAACTTCCTTGTAGTTGTTCCTTGCCTTATCTTCAAGTATCTGTCTGAACCTATATAAGCCAATCTCTTGTATTGCCTTGGCTAACTTATGATTCTTCAGCATTCCTTGAACATTCAAGTCTTCCATAAACACAGTATCATAGTAAGTCAATAACTCATTTACCACACTATGTATGTAAGCATTCTTTTGATTGGTAAGTTTCTCAAATGCCTTTGCAATCTTAACACGTTGTTTGTTCCTATTATTAGAACCTTTCTGCTTCTTGCTTAATTGTCTTTGTAGTCTTGCAATCTTGTCTTCTTGTTTCTTGAAGAAATGTTTGTTTTCAAACACCTCTCCATCACTTGTGATTACAAAATCCTTAACTCCAAGGTCAATACCAACATGTTCATTCGTCTGTTCAAACTTGATTATCTCTTCTTGTGGTAGTTCAACAAGGACTAATAAGAAATAGTTACCACTCTTGGTTTTCGATAAGGTAGCACTCCTTATTCCTTCCTTATATGCTTGTAGCCTCTTAAAGTATAAGTCTGAACATCTGAATCTAATGTCCTTTAATGGTTGTGTTAATGTTATCTTTCTTTCATTGAACTTGTTTCCATTTGATATTGCTTCCAATGGGAACAATGCCGATTGTTTGTCTTTCTTTGACTTGAACTTTGGGAATCCGTTATGTTGTTTAAAGAACTTGTCATATGCTGATAGCATCTGACGTATTGATTGTTTCATCACCTTTGTGTTTTGTTCTTTTAACCAAGCATATTGTTCATCTTTCAGCAATGTTCCGTGAAAGTATTTTGATAGGTCTGTCAATCCCAATGATTTCTTATTATCATTATATTCTTGTTGTTTAAGGGCAAGCATATGGTTATAGACAAATCGGTAGCAGCCCAAAACCTTATTCAGTTTCAGTTCTTGTTCCTTATTTGGATATAACCTTATCTTTATTGCTCTTAACATAGTTTAAAACAAATACATATTTTCTTTATTAAAAGTTTCTATCAATATATTTTTGAAATTTTCTTTCTGTTCTGATGTTAGTGTGAATTTTCCGTTTCCATTCTTATTCTTCGGATAAAGTGGAGTTATCCATAAACTTTTTAACTTATATGGTTTCTCTTTACTTCCGTCACAATCATTATCGGTATAGTAATATGAAGAAAATGAGGGAAAATCATATTCCGCATTAACCAATTCTTCATATCTACGCATTACCTTTTCAAATGTAAGTTTTTCCATTTTTCTTTCTCCTTTCAGCACTCCTTCGTCCGTAATACTTCCCTGAGAATGAAGCCAATAGTGACATCATATCAGCAGCCAATTCCTCAGTATCAGATACATCCATTCCGTTTATAACAATCACTTCACAACCATAACTTTCAAACATCTTCTTGATGAATTTGAACTGGAATCGTGTAAGTCTGTCTTTATGCTCTATAACCAATTTATTGACTTTTTGTTTAATAATCAAATCGGTCAGTTTAACAAAACCACTTCTGTTATCATTCAGCCCACTACCAACATCTTTTATTATATGTGTAACAAGCATTCCTTTCTTGGCACAATATTCGGATAGTCTTTGTGATTGTCTATCCAAATCACCTTTCTGTTTTTGTTCGTTGGAACTAACTCTTGCATATGTGGCACAGACAATTGGAGTATCTTCTTTTGGCTTCTCCTTTACACCAAGAAATTCGTCAAGAACATCTGTGCTGTAACGTCTATGTCCACCAGCAGTTTTAAGTGGTTTCAACTTATTCGCCCTATCCCATTTACGAAGACAATCTTGTGACACATTGAGATATTGGGCTGCTTCTTCCATTTTCAGTAACTTGCCCATTATATCTCATCTTTTTCTATCTTATTTAGCGTTTCAATGATAGTGTTCTTCGCATTATCAAGTAGTTTCTGAAACTCATCTACTGTAATGTCTTCATCAATATCGAATGTATGCTCATATACATCACCATTTTCAAGCGTGTAGTTTGTCTTTGTGACTTCAACAACTTTTAACTGCATATTCTCTAATGCTTTTTTCGTATTATTTATCTTACTATTCATATATAAATATCTTTAACTA